GAAGAAGCATTGTTTGTTAGGTGGTAATATATCTCCATCAGATGCGATTGATGTTTTCAACTATGGCTTGGCTAGTTATAAATATCATCACCGTCATTTGAAGAAGTCCGATGTAACAATGGAATCCATGAAGATTAAGTATGATGGTGATAGACGTATAGCCACGAACAGAAACGTAATTGAGTTGAAGCGGGAAATGGTTGCAGTTCGTGCTTCCATTCCGGTTAGATTCTGGGGATTTGCATGGAGGAAAGGTCTTTATGTGCTCCTAGCGTTTATGTCCGTATTTTTTCTCATCCATGGCATGTCGTTTATGCTGTCTCAAATTGTTGTTAGGCCTGAGTGGATACCTTGTTTCTCTAACGATATTTTTGTAGAGGAGTGTTACGTGCCTGCCATTGAGCTAGAATCATCGATAGGTGTGTTGACGTTGTTAGACATCATCGGTGTGGCATTCCTACTTGTGATGGAAACTCTGTATTTTCTTAGGTTCAAGCAGAAAGTTATCCAATTCTGTTTTGTGCCTCACTTGGTTTCTTGTGTATTGGCCGACTTTGATCGCCAAACAAATAGGAGTGTCGCTCTCACTAGTGTTCGCCAGAAGATTCGTCGTTTAGCTTGTCTTCCATTACCAGATAAAGATCATTTACAGTTGATGTTGGGAACAGAGAATGTGGTTCTAATTTTATTAGAGAAAAATGATTTTTTCTGGGAAAGGGCTGTCTCCTTCAGGCAGCCCGACTAGACCCTTATACTGTGTCAGCGAAGGTATTTGCCGAAGGAGCTCGTGTTGTTGAGGTACCTCTCAGCAGACCCGAGTCTGGAGCGGTAGAAAGTGGAATTGCCTCGCTGACAACAACTGGGCTTAGGCGGACGCGAAGGAGGGTATTTAGGAGGTTGAATGCATGTTCAGTGCCGGGGTTTAGTCCTATTTGTGTCGATTCTAATGATCCTGACACGGTTGAATGTGCATTCAAGCAAAGAGTTCTTAGACAGCTTCCTGTGGCGAAGGATGGTATCTTGGTGAAGTTCCGTGACTTTGTCAGGGCTTGGATCAAGGACAACATCCCTATTGCCACACCGCTAACGTTTGAACAGTGGTTGGAAGGAACTTCTTTCAATGAAAGTCGAAAGGCTCAATTGAGGAAGTCGTATGAAGAGAACAGAGGTGGACGTCCCTCTCGGAAATTGTGCAAGAAAATAAAGTCGTTCATAAAGTCCGAATTTTATATCGAGTACAAGCACGGCAGAGTAATCAATTCTCGAGTTGATTTATTCAAGGCGTGGTCCGGTCCACTGTTCAAAGCTGTAGAAAATGCCGTTTACGCTCACGAGGCGTTCATCAAACATCATCCAGTTCCTGACCGTCCTGCTCTCATAAGAAATTTGAGAAAGGCTGGAATGCGATATTTCTCAAATGATTTCAAGGCGTATGAAAGTCATTTCATACCCGAGGTGATGGATGTCTGCGAATGTGAATTGTATCGTCACACGTTAAGCTGGTTTGAAGATGTTGAATTTCTTTGCAGTGTCATTAGTGGTGAAAACATAATGACCACGGGTACTGGAGTGCGTGCTAAGGTTAAAGGTCGTCGTATGTCAGGAGATATGTGCACTTCAGTTGGTAATGGTTTCACAAACTTGATGCTGGGTAAGTTCATAGCATATTTAAAAGGTGGTTCGTTGCAAGGCTTTGTAGAAGGTGATGATGGGTTGTTTGCAACTGATTTTGAACTTACAGCAACGGATTACTCTGATTTAGGGTTCACAGTGAAAATACAGGAAGTTGCGGATCCCTGTGAAGCTTCGTTCTGTGGCATGGTCTTCTCGGATTCCGGAGAAATAATCAGAGATCCTCGC